GGAGCTCCGTATCCACAAATATCCACCCACGAATCTTCTTTATCGGAGTGTATTAACCTAGCCATTTTCATAGCTACCATACATAATATAACGTGTTTTACTGTTATCTCTCGCTCAAGGATGACACTCCACAAGTCAGCTATCCTTTTATGATTAGTATAAGCATCACCATAGTCTTTGGCTCTATCACCATTGATTAGGCTCATTGCTACTTGTAATATATCATCTCTATTTTTCATTTGTTCTCCTATTTTAAGTCGCCCCCTCTGAGTAAAGGGGGCTAGATATTACGTATCTTAATCGACAAGGTCAGTAGTTGAAAGGAGTCAGACATGAATACAATCTGCTAAAAAACTACCCCTTGTTGCAATGGTTATTTGTATGTAAAGGCACTCATTGCTTACCCTTTTCGAGGGGGACAAACTAAAAAAACCCCCGACTAGACAACTCATTGCATCATTTTGTAAACATCATCATAGTTAACTTCGCAAGTATTTCCTGCAACATAGCCTATAATTATATCTACAATATTGTGCATATTACTCTCGTTAACTATCAAAGCCATACCACCTGCCTTACTAATATCTCTTAAATTCTTTTCTTGTAAAGCAGTTGGTTTATTTTTCCCTGCCTTACATTCTAATGCTATAAAATATCCTTCATAACATAATACTATATCTGGAACACCACTACCTCCGTATCCACCTGTGACGGGATAAAAATAGTATGCACCCATAGTTTTTAGGGCAGTTGTTACGGTTTTTTTGACTTTTGCTTCTGGTTTCAAAATGGTATCTCCTCTCCTTCGTGTTTTGGTATCCAAACTTCGTATTTAGGTAGTGTATCACTACCTTGTTTTTCTGGTAAAGTTATTTCTTCAAGTATACCATACTCTCGCATAAACATTATCAAATCAAGAGGTAAATTATTTGGTTTCATATTTTTTAGTCACAATGCTACTGATAATGTTTGACATTCTTACAGACATTTTTGCATCATGCTTGTCAAAATATTCTTGTACTTCTCTCAAAGTCCATAGAAGTACGTCTTCCTTTCTTTTTTCAAAAGCTTCTGTTCTTTCTTTTCTAGCTTTTACTCTTTCAGCATAAGTATTACGTTTAGTTTTTTGGACTTTCTGTTCTTTATACTTTGTCAGAGCCTGTCTACCTATACCAAAGTAACTAGCTTTCTTAATTGGTTTTAATTTAAATTCTTCTTCTATTGACATATTTCCTCACTTTCTAATTTTTGTGTTGGAACTGGCATCAACCCACTTAGTCGTTAAACCAAGTGGGTCGCTAAATAAGGTAGTGGATTACTACCTATCTATCCATATATCCAGAATGTTTCTTCTGATAATCGTTTTCCTATTCCTTTCACTTCGGTGGGTGGTGGGTTAGGGTCGCACAACATAAGTATAGCTATACGACCTTGTATCCACCTCGGTAATTCATTTATACCCATATAACAATTATCAAGTGTGTTGTCAAGACATTCAATACCAATACATATCACATTAACTCTTTTCTTATCCTTTGGTATGTTAACGTGATATACTACACCATCTGGTGTATTATTGAGTGACATAAAAACAACCACTGCTTTCTTTGTAGCCTACATCATCAACAAACTCTCCTTGCTTGAGCATAGTAAGACAAGATAGTTTACCCATGATATCTTCGGGTATTGTATCCTCTGTGTAGGTAGAAACAACGGAAGAGGGATCGTCAACACCAGTCGTAAAAGAATTTGTATGTACATTGTCAAAGGGTACAACGTCAAACTTCTGTTGTCCATCTTCCATATACACCCTAACGTGATATAGACTAAGAGTTTTTCTATCTCTTGCCCTAGATAAATCATAGGCTTCTAAAAAGTCAGAAACAGCACCTCCGAATGATTTGTCAATAAACTCATAGCCACTGTTTAGGATAGACTTAAACTCTTTCGCAAGTTTATCCTCGTCATACATAGTGTTAGATAAGTTTCTCAGCTTGTTACTAAGGTCGTAACCTATATCATTAAACTTTCTCTTGGCATCATGTATGTGTAAACTCGCAACATCATAAGCATTTGGATTACGTAACCATTTGCAAGCATTCTTCACGGCTTTAGTTTCATGTATTGTTCTCACCATGTGATAAGGTGTGCTATAGTCACTATACTTATTGTTCTCAATAGGGTGAGAATAAACTGCGTACTCATCTTCTGCTCCAGATACATGAGTATTAAAATCACCGTAGCCTATGTAACCCATAGTGTATGGCATATCTTTCATGTATACCCACAGTTCTGGACATTCACTCACCTCTCTCTTCCATGCAAACGAGATACCACGCATATTATTAGCGAGCCTTGTTGCCATACCATGTAACCTTGAGTATCGCTTATGATCTTTCTTTTCTCCATCAAGTAAAGTATTGATATCAAGTTCTTCTAACTCTTCGACTAGCTTTCTTTCAAAGTTATGTTTTATAAAATTACTATTGTCCATTACAGACCTTCCTTTCTTATATATGTTAGTGTATCACTAACGTCTTGGGGTTTCTCTACTAAGTCCTTGAGTGTGATATAATCATGGTAGATATGATCGCACTCCCAAGGGTTCTTACATTCTTCATGTTGTAAGGCTATCGGTTTGATATGCTCCAACACTCTATGTAATGATTTCATATGATAATGTTTCATAGTTATACTACCTCTCTTTCTTTGTGTGCAATAAAGTCTTTTACCGACATAAGGTTCATAAAATTGTGTTCGATATGTTTTGATATGAACATTGAGCTTTCAAGGTGATCTGCAAGAGTTCGACCCTCAATACAACCACTATCCTCTTCACGGCTTTCGTCATCATCAGTATCTTCTCCAACACGTATAAACTTGTAAGCATATGGAAAGCTACGTTCCTTTTTGAAGTCCCTACATATATCACGCAAAGAATTAATACAATGAACATCTTCGTAGCCATTACCAAAAGGATTTTCTTCGTACCACTTCCATTGTTCAGCAACGACAACAATACTATACACTTTGTTTGGGAGTTGATCTGGATTGATCGGTTTCTCCTCACATATCTTAGTGTGTTCTGACAAGTCATACTCTGCGTATCGTTTGTCCATTGACCAAGCAGTAAACACTTCTTGCATATGGCTTATGTCCATAAAAGAATGTACTATAACTAGATCGCTACGATATCCCATTATGCCACCTCTTTCTGGTAGTGGGTCACTACCTTTTTCTCACTTACTGTGCTAACAAGTTCTAGTATCTTGTTGATCCATCTGTTGTACTGGCTACGCACTTTGGATTTTAGTTGTTGTTCTGTTAATCCCAGATCAATATCACCCATTTTGATATGACGTAAATCACTATCCAATACAAACATCTCCACAAGTGTAGGTCTTGCTTCATGTGATTGTTTTGTTATGACGTGTTCGATAAACTTACTTTTACCTTTCCAATCCCAACTATAACTATGGTCTTTAAGTGCGTTGATTTCTTCTTCGGTAGCATTTGGATTTTGCCACCGTGTATAGTGTTCTATAAGTATAGCTTGCTTATCTTGATATACGTGCCAGTTAACATGACCCTCTCCATCTGCACCCATACCACAATCAAGCAAAGGATACATAGTCATAATGTACTCATAGAATTTATCCATGTGTGGTTTGATCCTAGCCTTACGAGTTTTGTTAACTTGGGTACGTGGACTTTCAAATGTAAACGAGTTACCAGCTATCTCCCAACCGAGATGTTTACCTGACTTGTCTACTTGTCTTTCAAACAACAAATACTTGTTGTCATCTCTATCCATACCCCATGCGTTCCATCTGTTCATACCATGCTCATTATCGTTGGGATAGTAAACGTGTTTACACGCAGGGTTATAGTCACTCTTGGGTAGAAAGTATTTCATTTCGGGGTGATCCTCAAGATGTTTCCATATCTCTCCCCACTCTACACACGTATAATCTCTTAGTGTAGATGTGGCTACTATCTTTGTATGCTTTTTAATTATATTTTTGTTTATGTTACATACATATTGTTTACCATTCTCGACAT